ACTGGTGAAGATAAAGACTTTGACTTAGACCTAAGAATAATGTTAGATCAGTTTTCAAATGTAGATTACAACAGTGCTATTCAGTTAGATGGCATGATTGTAAATCTAAGACCGTTAACCTACGGAGAGTTTACTGAAACAAGTAGAAAGACATTTGACGAACAAAGAATATTTAACGTAATTAATGATGCTGATATGGCCGAAGGCGATAAGTTAGCAACGTTTACTGAAAGTTTTAAAAAACTAACAGACCTTACTATACTAACCCTTGAAAAGTCAATTGCATCAATTGAGGTTGGCGATGATGTTGTTACTGACCAAGCCCATATCAAAGAGTTTATTGCAAATACAGACAAAGGGCTTTTTGAAAGTGTTACTAATCACATTGAAGAACAAAGAACTAAGTTTCAAGTTAAGCCGCTAGTAGTAGATGCTACTCCGGAAGAAATAGAAGCAGGTGTGCCAGAAACTTATGAAGTTCCTGTAACATTTGATCAATCAAGTTTTTTCGTATAAGGATCTTAGCACTACCAACACAACAAATTCTTAACGAAGTTAAGGTCCTAGACAACGAAGTTAAGCAAATGCGTTATAACCTATTCAAACTTGGATGGCACATGCGTGGGTCTTTAACTATGGATGAGGCGTTTGAACTTCCGCCTGAAGATAGAGATATTATTGCTGATATTATCAAAGAAAATTTAGAGACTACTAAAAAGTCTGGCTTGCCTTACTTTTAAACAACGGGTTTCTTAGCTGGACTAATTTTAATACTTTTTTCAAGTTGTTGAATTAGTCTTCTTTTCTCTTTTGCATTTAGTTTAAGTGCAGAGTCTTTTGTTTTTACATACACACTAGAAACTGGAACCTTCTTAGGAGCAGCCGCTTGCGGAGTTGCTTGTGCTGGCGCAGCTTGTGCAGGTGCTTTAACACCTTGTTTACTTGCTATAGCTGCTTTAGCTACTTGCATAAACACCTTGTCCATTATTTGTTTGTTTACAGGACCTCTAGGAATACTAGGAACTTTAACACGTTTAGATTTTATAAATGCACTAAGTTCTTCACCAGTTGCTGTTTTAACATCGCTTCCTTGTGTGCCAAGATATTGACGAAATTCATTATATAAAGTATTTGCTGTATCAGATAAATCAGCTTTGCCTGCTAGGTTAGACGCTTTGCCTTTAGCACCAATTGCACCAAGTGCCTTTGCACCAATAGCTTGACCAGCTCTCTTCATCATTCCTACAGGAGCTTCAGTGATCTTTGTCTCAGTAATAATGTCATTAATCTTCATTGTAAATATATCCTATAAGTTTATTAATAGTATTTATGTTTTAGTTAAGAGCTAAAGCTCTTAATGTTTTCGCTAACGCTCAAACTATTATATGTTTGTTTGATAGAAGTGATATAGTATGATATAAATGCATTATTACGAATGTAATAATGTTTAAGTTTCATGTAGATCGTTTTGGTCAGACGGAACTATTTCTAGTTCCATCTAATCTCAAAAAGTAGCTTCATGTGAGTCTAAATCAGCCGAGACTTGGAAGTAGGTAATTTTTTATACACAAGTTCAATGGGCTCTGACCTTTCCCAACCTACATCGACATATGTAACATAAAATGTACATTAAAATAGTTAATGTGCAGTTTATAATACATTACCTCTCGCTTCGTTCCTATTGCTAAAGAGTTTTTATGAACTATGTTGTGTTTTTCGACTGCCAACATGCAATCTATATCAACCAGTGAGCCCAATTTGTTTGGTGGCTTCCTACCTCTGGGTAGTCAATCAATATGTACGTGTGCTTCTATACGAGAGCTTTTTCCACAGCGGTATTTCTAGTCTGGCCCGCCAACCTTATGTGTTGGTTTGTTTTGCCTGTGGATGCCTGTTGAGCTTGTATATTAAATCTGCCTATAAACAAGTATAGTTGATTCTGATGTAGCTGTCAACTGATTAAATTGATTTTTTTGCCTGCATGTGCTGTTCTAGTAATGCCTGTTTGAGCTTGTCTGATCCGCCGACTCTAACATTAATGATACCATTGTAGTAATCATCTGTTTCAAGTACTCTGCGATCAAACTGTTCTCTTGCCTCTATGTAGGACATTTCGCCCCTACCTTTACATAGGTATAGTATTTCTCTTTTGAATTTGTCTGCACCTAGTGCAGCAACGTCCGCGTTAAGTCTATCACTGGATCCATAATAGGTCTTCCAATCACTTTCTTTTGTACCACGCCGTTTATTTTTTTTGCCTTTGAGTGGTGGCTTAGTAGTTTTAAACTTTGCTAGTTTTTTGCCTATATATTTTTGACCAGTCTTTTTGTTCGTTATTAGATAAACGAACCCTTCGTACTCGTCTGGTATTTCTTTAATTTTTTTGCCTTTAAAAGTCCACTCCATGCAAGTAGTTATTGCTTTCCTACACAGTTTAACCTAGTTGTGACTTTTGCCTTTATGTTTGGTGTGTATTTCGTCCATACGTTCTTTTGCTAACATGCGTAACTGTCTCAAAGCACGTCTTGCACTTCCGTGTGTTCTCACAGAATTACGTGCTTCAAACTTTTCGTTTTCTTTGAAGTACGTAAGATACGCCTTAATAAGTAGATCGTGTGTATCGTCTTCCATCATCCTATCACTTGAACATCATTTTCATAACTTGTAAACCCGTTTTCTTTTATAACTTTAAGCACGTTGTTAACTCTTCCAATTAATTCATCTTTATGTGATATTAAATAGATATTTTTATCACGTTCTCTAGCCATCTTTTTAAGTACACTTAGGGCACATTCAACACCGTTTGAGTCCATGCCACTATCAATAAGTTCGTCAATGAATAGTAAGTTAATGTTTTGATATAAACTTTCCCAAACATCTCTAAACGCAAAGCTCATACCAAGTATAAGTCTATTACGTTCTCCTCTTGACAAGTTGTCAAAGTCCAAGTCTTGTCCAAGTTGTGTAATTTCTACACTAAGATCATTTTGGAATGTAACACTGTGTGGTAGTCCTAATCTGTCAAGATAATTAGTAAGTCTGTTGTTTAGATATGCTAAGTTTTGATCAATAATTTTCTTACGAATAAAGCTATCTTTGTTAGTAAGTAATTTAAGTAAAAATTCTTGGTGTTCTTTTTCACTAGTTAGATCGTTAACAACTTCCCAATTAATTTCTTGTTTTGCACTATTTTCAAGTTCGTCGACTTGTTCTTGATATGGATCAGATTCGTCTTTCTTGTTGTTCCATGCGATTGTTAAATTATCAACATTCTGTCTATGATCATATGCTTCTTTTGCTGTTTCATAAAATGTATTTGGACGACCGTTAATGTCGCCAATCTTTGTAAGATCGCTAACCACAAGATTTAACTTATCGGTTACTTCTGTAAGATATGCATCTGCATCAGTAAGCTCTTTAGATTTCTTATTAAGAATTTCTTCTTTTTTGTCTGCATGTAATTCTTGTCCACATGTATAACAAGCGGCATTATCTAGTTCTAAGATGTCTTTTTCGACTTTTGACACAGACTTAGTAGCACGTAATTGTGCTGTCTCGAGTGTGCTTTTTTCTTTATTAAGAGCCAAAATAGAATTATTGTGTTCTGTCCAATTTGCTAGTTTTTCATGCGACTCTAGCTCAGTTTCGATGTCTAAATGTTCTAGTTCATCAATTGCTTCTTTTAATTTTATAGTGTCTGTGCTACGCTTAGATATCCATGCTTTTTGCTTGCTTTTAAGACCATTAATTGTTTCGTCAATCTTTACATTTGCCGACTGTAATGCATTAATACGCATTGTCTCTTGACTTAAATTATCTTTAGTATCTCTAATATCATTTTTAAGCACATCGGCTTTTTCAGACAATATTGTAATACCTAAAAGTTGTTCGATAATGTCTCTTTGATCATTAGTACGCATACTTAGGAATGGTTCTGTATATGTGTTTAATGCAACAATGTGCTTAAACATATTATGACTCATACCTAAAAGCGTGTCAATTGATTCTTGAGTTTTACGACTATCACCTTGTGATTCATCTATGTCAACTTGTTCTTGATTATTAATATAGAACTTTAATAAATTTGGGGATCTACCACGTTCAATACGATATTGGTGATTATCCTTCTCAAAAGAAAGAGTAACTAACATACCTTTAGAATTAGTCTTGTTAATTAAGTTATTTTTCCTAATATTAGTTAGGGCATTTCCGTAGAGTGCATAACTTAGTGCATTGATAATTGTAGTTTTACCAGTACCGTTTCGCGAACCCGAGTCGTCACCACCTTGATCTAAGTTTTCACCAAGTACTAGTGTAAGTTGTTGTTTATCAAAATCTACCGCTTGGGTTTGATTCCCAACACTCATAAAATTTCTTACTGTTAGGTCTTTAATTTTAATCATGTGCTAATCCGTTATAAATTTCTAAAAGTTTTACCTTATCAAAAGAGTCGGTATCTAGTTCTGCTATTTCGCCAGCAACAATTTGATCAACACTAACAAACGTGCTAATGTCTAAGTCTGTTGATATTTCTTCAATTTGTGATTGAGGAATAAGTGTAATTTCTCTACATTCATAATCTCGTATAAATGTTTCTTTAATAAAACTTGCTTCTTCATAACTAATGTCAATGTCAAGCTCTACACGAAGGTACATTTTACTTTTAATAAGAGTGCTTTGCTCATCAATCAGCTTTGAAAGTTTTACAGTTCGATACTTTGGACAATCTAACCAATTGATATATTCTGGTTCTTTGTCGTTTTCGCGATCTAGTATCATCATACCTCGGTCGTCATCCCACGCATCTGCATAGTTGTGCGGAAATGCATTACCAATATAATGTATTTTGCCTTGTGTTTGTCGTTTGTGAAAATGCCCACTAAACACATAATCTTGATTTGCAAAATGTTCTTTATTAAGATCACCACCGTGATCGGGCATCTTAACCATTGCATTCATATAAAAACTAGGAAGTTCAAAGTGACCAAACATATACTTTGCTTTACACTTTTGTATCTTCTTCCATTCATCGCCTACTAACCAAGGAACAAGTGCAACATCTTCTTCAACCATCATTTCGTCAACAAACGTAATGCCGGGAATATGTTTTGCAAATGCTGTTGAATTTACATCACGTTTGTCTTTGTAGTACAAATCGTGGTTGCCATCAAAGAAGTAAAACTTCTCAAATGCTTTACCTAGCTTTTCCATGCATCTAATTGTAGCATCCATAGTAGTAAGGTTAAGAGCATTACGATTGTGATGCCAATCTCCGCAGAAAATACCAGTTTCACAACCGGCAGCTTTTGCTTGTTCTATATACCAATCTATAAACTCTTCACAGTCGTCATTGTGCATACGCGAGTTGCTTTTTAGACCGAAGTGGATATCGGTAAAGACAGCAGCTTTTTTAAACAAGGTCAGTCCTCCATTAGGCAGTTATGCTACTATTATAGCGAATAAACTAAGTGTTGTCAACCGGTTTATTGTCTTTAAAGATTGTAATAGGTGCTTGCTCGTTACGCTTTACACTTGCTTCCCATTC